GTTCGGGCCAGGCATTTGATTATGCTGACGACTCGCTAAGGTTTAGCATTGACGAAGCTGAAGAGATGTGCTACGGTTGTCCTTTGCTTCGTGAATGCTATCAGTTTGCGGTTGCAAACGAAGTCACCACCGGAATTTGGGGTGGTGTTCATTTTGATAAAGATGGAGGTTTGTTGTTAGATGATAAGTAATACAGCTATAAAAGAAGCAACTGTTGGTTTGTTTCAGTTGGAAAGTGAGCGCGATAAGCAGCGCAAAGTTGGGGCTTCGCAGATCTCTGATCCTTGCACCAGGCACTTGGCAAGAGCTTTGATGCAGGTTGAAGAACCGCCGATGAAGTATTGGCTTGGCGGCAAGATCGGGACTGCTGTGCATTCCTTCATCGAAGATGCTATTGAGAAAACTAGCGACGACTTTTTTGCCGATGCTATTGTCGAGCAGAAGATCGCTCTTGGCGAGATTGATGGCTACGGTTTGGTTTCAAGTAAGCCGGACTTGGTGTTGCCGTCGAAGCAGCTTTTGATCGACTGGAAAACAACAACCAGAGCTAAGATCAAGAAGATCCAGAACTTTGTGGATGGCATCAAGTCTGATGTTGAGACCGAGTATACGCTGCAAAAGTATCTGGGCCAGGCTAACTTGTATGCTTGGGGTTTGAAGAACCAAGGCACACCAATTAGCGACATCTCGATTGTGTTTATCAATCGTGATGGAACATATGAGAATGACATTTATGTTCTCAACACCGAGTATGACGAGCAACTTGCTGTGGATCTTTGGGATCGTGTTGCTGGTCTGTGGGCGGAGCTGTCTGCTGGCAAAACACCAGACGACTACCCGACCCATTCCGAATGCTTCAAGTGCAGCATTGGAATCTAGCAACACGCCGAACAAACGGCTTTTTATGTGCAGAATCAAATATGCACTATAATCACTAAGCAACACAAACAATTCGATCATAAGGAGGAAATTATGACAGAACCAAAAAAGGCAGATGCACCAGCAACTGCACCAGCAACAGCACCTGTTGCCGCACCACAGCCAGCATTCTTGCAAAAGATCCGCAAGGCAGAAACCCTCAACCGCCCAAAGTCAATCTTGCTATACGGAGATGCTGGCCGCGGTAAGACTTGGCTTGCAGCTTCGATCTCGCAGGTCGCAGACTTCGGGCCGGTTCTACTAATCGATGCGGAAGGTGGCTCATCGGCCATTGCCCGAGACTTCAAAGAAGTAGATGTCATCGAAGTCGAAACTCACCAGCAGTTCCAAGCAGTCTACGACTGGTTGATCACTGGTGACCACAAATACAAAACCGTAATCATCGACACCATCGGTGTGGTTATGGATCGCGCCGAGAAGTTCTTTGGTGAGAAGCCAGAGAACCAAGGCAACAAATTTGGTAAGTGGGGCGATCTGAAGATTTGGGCGAATGCAATCTTCCGCTCATTCCACACCGCACCATTTGTCAGCATCGTCATCGCACACGCGCTAGACGATAAAGACGACAGCACTGGCGCAATCAAAACAACCGCCATGTTGCCTGGTTCATTCAAGTCCACCTTGCCAGGTATCCCTGACATCGTAGGCTACATGACCATTGAAGCCGACGAAGAAGGCACACCGCAGCGTGTGCTTATCGTTGGCGAGTCAAGCCGCCTAGTGACCAAGAACCGCTTTGGTCTACCAGGCAAAATCATAAACCCATCGATGAAGCTCATCATGGACATTATCAATAAAGGAGGTAAGTAAATATGAGTTCGATTAAGATCACAGGCATCACCAACGAAGATCTCGTTGGTAAGTCAGACTACGAACCAGTCCCTGCTGGCAGTTACAATGCGTCAGTATTTGACGTAAAGTTGGAGCAGGTCAAGTCCGGCCCGAACGAGGGCAAGCCACGTTTCAACGTGCAGTTCAGCATCACAGATGAAGGACACCGCAACCGTCGCGTGTTCAGCTATGTGCCGCTATACAAAGCCAACGACTTCTGGAAAGCGCAATCTTTCTTCAAGGCGTTGGGCTATGATCTCAAGGCTGGAGACTTCACCGTTCCAGAACCAGCAGATCTAGCAGGTAAGGCTATCGGCGTTCGTGTCAAGATTGGCGCAGACCAAGATGGTCGCCCACGCAACGAGGTTGCTGGTTTCGATAAGCCAACTTCGGGTTCTGGTGTAGAAAACCTATTGGCCTCTGGCCTGGTTGCCGCACCAGCGCAGGATCTCTGGTAGATCCAAACGGGTAGTCCTAAGCCATGACTATAAACTGGCTTCAAGCCCCAAAAGGTTTCCACACTTTTTTGTATCTCCTCCTGTTTGTGTGTGGCCTAAGTTCGACTCTTGGGTGGGGCGCTCTAATGAAAACATTGACCGATAGCTCAGATGGCAGAGCGTTCGACTGTTAATCGAAATGTCGCAGGTTCGATCCCTGCTCGGTCAGCAAACAGGTTAGCAACAAAAGGAGGAGCAATGCAAACAGGTGATTTTCTAACAGCGGTATTTGGCGATGCCGCCGGTATCGCAACCATAGTAACTAAGAACGCTATGGGTGAACTAACTGAACAGGCTTTTTTTGAATACCCTAAGCAGCTTGACGACATGGTTGCGCTGGCAAAGAAACGCGCAAACGAAGATGTCTACTACTCGCCAATCCTTTTCAGCGCACCGCGCCGCATCAAAGAGAACGCAAAGACCGTTCATGTAATCTATGCCGATGCCGACACTTGCCACCCAGAGAACTTTTTGGTTGAGCCATCAATCTCTGTGCAAACATCGGAAGGACACTGGCACACTTACTGGATCTTGGATCAGGAAATCGATCCACAAGATGCGGCGCTGTTGGCCAAGAAAATTGCTTACGCCCACAAGCACCAAGGTTGCGACACTTCGGGATGGAACACCACCAAGTTGCTACGCATTCCCAACACAATGAACAACAAACCTGGTAAAGCAGATCAAGTCATTGCCACGACCACCGGCCAGATTTATACACTTGGAGACATCGATCTGCACTACGGTGATGTTGATGTTGAGCCTATCCGAGAACTTGCACTAACAGAGCTACCAGAAAACTTCCCAACACTAATCGATGTTATGGGAAAATTGAAGTCTACCCCAGAGATCGTATCCCTATACTCCGAAGAGCCAGCTGCAAGTTCCGACATGAGCAAGCTGCTATGGCGCTTAGAGATTGCCCTATTCAAGCAGGGTCTGTCGCTTGAAGAAGTTTTCGTCATGGTTCGCAATGCCAAGTGCAACAAATACCACCACCCAAAACGGCCTAAGCGCACAGATGCCGACGGCGACCTGTGGCGCGAAGTCCAGAGAGCCTACTCTGCCTTTCTTGACGACTCAACCGGTTCGCTAACCGACATCGAACTATACGTTTCGTCAAACCCGATCGACATTGAGAAGAAACCAGAATTCACCAAGCCACTATTCTTGACCGCCGCAGAGCGCAGTCAGGTTGAAGCCGAAGTGTCTTTCATTGATCTATACAAAGACTGGGCAATGTCGAAAACTGACGGCGCTGTGGCCTACCAGATCGCATCGGCTTGGACACTGCTATCGTGCGTATTTTCGGACATCGGCTACGCTGTGCCAAAGTTCGGCAAGATGGGATTGAACCTGTGGTTCATGGTGCTTGGTGAAACCACACTAAGCCGTAAATCTACCAGCCGAAACCTTATGCTTCGCGCTGTTCGTCAGTATGAGAAGTTCTCAGGCTACCAAATCGACATCGGTTCGGATGCCACACCAGAAGGCCTAACATCAATCCTAAGTGAGCGCAACGGCAAAACATCATTGCTTCACCGCGACGAAGTTCAGGGTATGTTCAAGGACTTCATCAACAAAACCTACATGGCTTCAGCTGCGGAACGTTTCACGGAGTTATATGACGGCCACGTTCCTGTGACCATCCGATCAACCAGGGCTAAGGCTCAGACCGAAAGAGCAACCACAAACTTTGTGATGTATCTGATGGGTATCACCAGCAAAACCGCTGACGTGCTAACAACCGAATACTTCCGCTCAGGCTTCTTGGCGCGTTTCCTTTATGTGACCGCA